CTGCTATAAGATAATAAATAACTGTACAAGTTCGCGGGGAAGGAGACTAAAAAAAATGCTCATTAAAACTACTATTCTTGCTCTACTCGGCGCTGATGTAAAACTGCCGGAAGAATGCCAGGTAAAAACTATCGTCTTCCAGGACACTGTCTGGGACGGCATGGTAGAATGCCGCTGCTTTTGCGATACTGGCGCTACCTACTGCGCTCTCTTCGATTGCGACGATAAAATAACTAAATTCGTGCTTGCTCCTAATAAGCCGGAGGGTAAATAATATGGGTAACTTCATTCAGCGGTCTGTCTTTGACTTAACTCACGAGCGTAAGCTTACGTGTGACATGGGAAAACTTATTCCCATTATGTGTGAGGAGGTTGTACCGGGCGATTCTTTCAAGGTTAAAACGGATATGCTAATCCGTATCGCTCCTATGCTTTCTCCGGTCATGCACCGGATGAATGCTTTCACTCACTTCTTCTTCGTGCCTACTCGGTTACTTCAGACTAACTGGGAACAGTTTATAACCGGCGGAACTGCCGGCACTGATTCTACTGCTATTCCTACTGTCGTTTCTCCCGGCGGCGGTTACGCTACTGGTACTCTTTGGGATTACATGGGCTTGCCTACTGCTGTTGCTTCGCTTACTGTGCTCGCTTATCCGTTCCGGGCTTACCAGGCTATTTACAATGCCTGGTATCGTGATCAGAACCTTCAGACAGCTGTGACTGTCTCTCTCGGCGATGGTGCCGATACTACTACCTCGATGACTCTTCAGTCCCGTAACTGGGAGAAGGATTATTTTACTTCTGCTCTTCCTTGGCCGCAGCGCGGCACTGGCGTTACACTTCCTCTCGGTACTTCTGCTCCTGTACTTGGTACTGGTAAGGCTCTTGGTCTTAGCGAAGGTACCGGCGGTTACGGTCTTGGCGTTGATGGCGCCGGTATTCTGGGCGCTAATACTAACGCTTATAATTCAGTTCTTGGTACTGGTTTAACCGGTGGTGGTGCTACTACAAACAAATCCGTTGGTGTTGTAGCCAATGGTGCAACTTCTGGCATTTATGCAGATTTGTCCGGCGCTACTGCTGCTACTATAAATGATCTTCGCCAGGCATTCCAGCTTCAGAAATGGATGGAAAAAAATGCCCGTGGCGGTGTTCGCTATGTTGAAGCTATCCTCTCTCACTTCGGTATCCGGTCGTCTGACGCGCGTCTGCAGCGCCCTGAGTTCCTCGGCGGCGGCCGTTCTCCTATTATCGTGTCTGAGGTTATCCAGACTTCGGAGACGGGTAGTTCTCCCCAGGGTACTATGGCCGGCCATGGCTTTTCTGCTCAGCAGTCTCACGAGTTCTCGAAGTCTTTCGAGGAGCATGGCTATATAATCGGCATTCTTTCTATAATGCCTAGGACTGCTTATCAACAGGGCGTTCCGCGTATGTGGAACCGTTCCTCTAAGCTTGATTTTTATTGGCCTTCGTTTGCTCACCTGGGTGAGCAGGCTATTCTCAATAAAGAGGTCTATGCCGCGGCTGCTTCTCCCACTGGTGTTTTTGGCTACGCTCCCCGGTACGAAGAGTACCGGCAGCGTGAGTCTATCGTGTGCGGTGACTTCCGCGACACGTTCAAGTACTGGCATATGGGCCGTATCTTCTCTTCTGAGCCGGCTCTTAATAGCGCTTTCGTAACGTCGGACCCGACTAAGCGCATCAACGCTGTAACTAATCAGCATAATTGTTGGGTTCAGATTCTTAATAACGTAACGGCCGTGCGGCCTGTTCCCCGTGATGGTACTCCCGGTGGTATCTAATATGAAAAAATCTACTGTATCTGGTATGCGCTCCGTCTTTGACCTGGGCGACTATAATGATGATGAGGTCTATGACCTCGAGCTTGAGCCCTCTCTTACTGATCCTAGCCAGGATGAGACGATAGAGAGCCTTGTAGCACGCATGGTGCGTGGTGAGCTCGTTGGCAAGGGTGCCCCTATCTATGATGAACCTGAGGCCGCTGCGGCCGGTTCTGTCCCTGTTACTGAGCGCGATGGCTTTGACCTGGCTGACGCTCCTGTTATCCTTGATGCCGCTAAGGCGGCTTCTGACGCGCTTAAGGCTCCTGTTTTGGAGCCTGTGGCGCCTGTTGTTGCTGAACCGGTTGTTCAGCCTCCCAATTAATATATCTTGATGTAATTGGGCGGACTGACACTAAAAGGTAAAAATATGGGATGGCTTGGCGGAGCTCTTGGAGGTATCGGTGGGTTCCTTGTAGGGGGCCCTGCTGGCGCTATGATAGGCGCTAATCTTGGTTCCTCCTATGACCAAAATCAAAATAATAAAGAGGCACAGCGTGACGCTAATAATGCTAATGTAAATCTCTGGCGTGAGCAGGCTGCTTATAATACGCCGGTTAACCAGGTAAAGCGTCTTGAAGAGGCTGGCCTTTCTCCTCAGTTGGCTTATGGTCAGGTAGCTGAGTCTAAAATGGCCAATGCTCCTACTATGCAGCCTGTTCATTATCAAAAACCTGAGTTCTCTCTTGCTGAATATCAGCAGATTCAAAACATGCAAGCTGCTAATCAGCTCACTCGTGCCCAACTTGAAAAAACTAAAATCGACACTATGGGCTCGAAACAGGATGTTCGCTTAAAAAAACAAACGGCCGATTACTACGAGCGTACTGGTGGGAACCCCTCAGAGCCGGCACCAGTTAAAACTGGGCGCGCTCTCATGGACTACGTTCAGGGTGTTCCTGATCGCGTTCGGTCATGGAGTCTTGAAATGCAAAAATCTAACGATAAAAATTATCAGAGGCATCTCGAAAATTATCGTAATCGCAAGGATAAAAAATAATATGGGTTATAAAAAACGTTCGTTTAAAAAGTCGTTTAAGTCTAAAAAAAGCTTTTATAGGACCTCTAAGAAGGTCAATAAGCTTAACACTGTGCCCAGGGGCGGCTTCAGGCTTTAAACTATGAAGTGTGTCTCTCCTGTGTGGATACAGGATAAATCCACCGGGGGCTGCATGCTGGTTCCCTGTGGTCGTTGTATGGGTTGTCGTATAAAACGTGCTCGTATGTGGTCAGTCCGTATAATGCATGAGGTCAAAAATTGGACCGAATGCTCGTTCGTCACTCTTACGTATGATGACGAACATCTCCCTGGTAAGGGTTCTCTTTCTGTCAGTGACTGTCAAAAATTCATTAAGCGTTTGCGTAAGCGGTTAGGGCGAAAATTCAAGTATTTCTTAGGTGCTGAATATGGAGACATGGGCCACAGGCCTCACTATCATACTATTCTCTTTGGTGTGTCTATCTCTGAGAGACTCGAGGTTAACCAGGCTTGGGGCCTCGGTTTTGTTCATTCTGGCGTTGTTACTCACGATAGCGCTTGTTATGTTGCCAGTTACACTTTAAAAAAACTGTCTGGTGATAAACGTGATGTCTATACAAGACTTGGTATTGTTCCTGAGTTTGCTCTTATGTCTCGTTCTCCTGGTATTGGAGCCCTCTATGTGGAACAGAATTCTAAATTTCTTAAACAGAATGCTTTCTGTATTGTTAAAGGTTCTAAGGTCGCTCTCCCTCGGTACTATGCTGATAAAGTTTTCACTGACGAGGAAAAAAATCTCTTGCATTCTATGCGGCAAGAGTTCTATGATGAGCGAATGGAGAAATTAAAGGTTCAGTCTGGATCTGAACATGGATACCAGGTTAATGATTATGAGCGTGGTATGCGGAAGCAGCTGGCTGCTGACTTAAAAGCCCGGGTAGGGCTTAAAAGGCGTAAGCTATGAAAAAGATAAAACTTTATCTCTACTGGATTTCCGTTATCCCCCCTATCTTGGACTTAATACGAGGAGCTGTGCGAGGCGTTAAAATGGGCCTTGCGGACCTGGAGCGTGAGCGTGAGAATGCGCGATTTGACAAAGCCAATAATGGCTCTGTATAATGTGACTATGGCTACGAGGATGAAAGACGAGGACGCTGCTGTCTCTCATACAGGGCTTAAATGCTTTGTATCTATCGCCATTCATGCGAATGGCAACTGGGGTGCGGGGGGCGTTAGCCGCCCCGCTAATCTCTATCTGCTATAAGATAATAAATAACTGTACAAGTTCGCGGGGAAGGAGACTAAAAAAA